GCTGGCGTTTTGCCGATAGGCGCGGAGAGCTAGCATTTAAGCGGTTCTGCGAGCCGTGAAAAATAATTGAAAATAATTATTTACAAGAATCAAAAAGCGTGAGATATTAAAAACATCAAAGGGAACAACTCCCCAAGATGAAAACCAAAAAAAAAATACGACCATGAAACTTAAAAAAACAACAAACGGATACGAGTCAAAAGACGGCAGATTTCAATTCATCAAAAGCGAATGCGTGGCATCTCGCAACGGATGCTGGAAAACAGCATGGCGTGTATTGGACAACGGCAAACTTGTTTCCGACCACTTTGAAGAAACGCTTTCTGTCTGCAAAGAAATTGCTGAATCAATTATTGAAGACGAAGCAGGTTTGGTATTGTGATCCCAGTGGATGGCACAACGCCAGCAACGAAACCAAAAAAGAAAAAACAAAATGAAAAACGAAACGATCAAAGGAATCAAACTCCTAAAAAAAGGCATCAAAGATTTATCCGGAAAATATATTCCTTGCTGGTTCTCTGTCGGTGAACGTTACGAAAAAAATTCAGACGGAATAAGATCAACCTATATGGCTGCTGTTATCTATGCCAAGAAATACAGTGACCGACTCCCGAAAGAGTTAATGCCTGAAAACGAATCTGACATGATGACGGATTATTTTGAAAAAGATAAAGCGGTATTTCGCAAAGGAACAAAAGAGTTTGAGATAATAGCTCAACTCTTAGCCGCCTAACACCAACCGGCGCGGGTTCAATCCCCGCGCCTTTTTTATATGACACCAACCAAACGAGGCGGAGCCAGAAAAGGCGCAGGCCGCAAGGTCGGATCGGGCAAGGGACGCACGGTCATATCAAAGACGGTGGCGATGACGGCGGATAGCTGGTCACGGCTCGACGCCGTGCGCGGCACGATGTCGCGGGGCAAATATCTCGGCAGTTGCTTTTGACACTTCCGCAAAATTAACAACACCCGCGACGCCTCTCCACGGAAGCGCACCAATGCGGGTTATCTTTTTGACATCGCCAACATTTAAATGGCGATGAACAAAACATTCTTCGGTCTTCCGGTTGCGACCTTGCAAGAATTACAGACCGATTTCACGGCTTGCTTAAAAGCAATCGCCATTGCGGGCGCAAGCTACAGCATCGCAGGGCGTAGCTTCACGAGAGCCAACCTTGCCGAGGTCGCACAGACGATCAAGGAACTGCAAGCCGCACTTGACAACGCCAGCGGCACTCGTATAACGAGATACACGCCGACTTTTCCGACGCAACGACCATGACGCAAGACCTCATCACAAAAGCCATTTCGTTCGTGTCGCCCAAGGCTGCTCTTGACCGCATGGTCAACCAGGCGAAGCTACGCAACTTCGGACGATTCGATTCAGCATTGACAAGCGAGAAGCGCGGCATCTCGCGTGGCGTGTCCGGTGGCGAAGACACTAGCGGAACTCGTGAAAGGTATTCGCTCATCCGCGCCGCTCGCGATCTTGCCGACAATTTCCCACCTGTCCGTTCGCTCCTTTTAAAATTTGCAACGTATGTCTCCGGGCGCATCGCATACCAAGCACGCACCGGCAACCGCGAAGCCGATACAGCTATTGAAAGATACTGGCAAAAATGGTGCAACGACTGCGATTTTCTAGGCCGTCACAATTTCACAACGCTTTTACAGCTTGCCGTCACCGCTATGTTGAGGGACGGAGATTGCGGATTCATCATCGTCCGCGACCGCGAAGATTTAAAATTACAAAGCGTCGAGGCCGACCGCATCGGTTCGCCTTACGATCAAACTGATACCGACAAATACATTGGCGGAATAAATGTTGACGACTATGGAAGACCCATTTCTTACACAATTTTCACGCGCACTATTAATAACCAGTATGTTTCTCCTACTAATATTGTTGCAAAAGAGTTCATTCACTTATTCGACGCCGCACGGTTGGACGAATATCGTGGGCGATCTGCTTTCGCTACTGCGTTAAACGCAACGCGCGATCTGCAAGAAGCGATAAAAGCTGAGGTACAGGCGATCAAATACGCGAGCTATCAAAGCGGAGTCATCACGACCGAGAGCGGAGCGGCAGACGCAGGCGACTATTTCGCACGTGGCAACTCAAACGATCAAGGACAGGTCGCACGCTTGCAGTCGCTCGACCCAGGAACGGTCAATTATCTATCCGCAGGCGAGAAAATGGAAATGTTCAAGAGCGACCGACCGACCGGCGCATTCGGAGAGTTCATCCGTTTGGTGCAGGCGCACATTTGCATGGCAGTCGGTCTTCCCTACGGCTTCGCATTCGATGCCGACAAGTCTGGGCCAATGGCAAGAATGGAGGCCGCGATGGCAGAGCGCACGTTCCTCCGGTGGCGTGGATTGCTTGAAGGTCAATTTTTGAACCGCATCAAAAATGTTATCTTACTCGACGCCGCTTCGCGTGGACTCATTCCAGATTCCGAATACTTGCTCGATGGCCGCTGGTGCTGGCCAGCCAAGGTTTCGATTGACTACGGACGCGAAGCCAATGCCGATATTGCACTTTGGAAAGCTGGCTTGAAAACAGCAGGGCAGATTTATTCAGACATGGGTGAGGACTACGAAGAGGCACTCCGCGCACGGGCGAAGGAAGCGAACATGATCAAGGAACTTGGTCAAGAGTTCGACGTGAAGCCTTCGCGCATTTCGGATTCAGTTCCAACAAGCACGTCCGACTCGATTGAAAAAATTCCTCCGCTCATCGAAAGCATAGGCGCAAACGGAACATTTGCAGTTTCAACGATTCTCGCTCAACTCGCTTCAGGCGGATTGTCTTCCGAACAAGTTGCAGTTATCTTGCGCGTTGTATTTGGAATGGACGAGGAGAGCGCGGATGAATTAACGCGATCACAAGCACCCAAACCGCAACCGCAACAAAAGCCGGAGGAACTCTCAGCATTCGAGGCCGATCAGAACAAGCCGACCAAAGGCATGATCGAGGAGGCCGCTCGTGGCCCAGAAGAATTAGTGACAGCCTTGCGCGACGACTTCGGACGCATCACCGCATTTCAAAGAATAAAATAAATGATCATCCACGGCATAGCACTCGAAGCAAAAAAAGCACTCATCACCGGAGTCCACCAACCCGGCGACGATTACCGGATCGCGCTTTACAGCGCATCGGCAAAGATCGGGCCGACAACAAAAGCCTACACAACCGAAGGCGAGATCAAGGGCATGGGCTACACCGCCGGAGGCGTAACGCTCAAGGGACACCGCACAGGCATCATCGGAAAGAATGCATTTATAACATTTGATGATGTCGTCCTAAAATCTGCAACATTCGCGGCAGCAGGCGCGATGATTTACAACGCCAGCAAAGGCAACGCTGCGCTTATCGTCTTGAGCATCGGATCCGAAAAGCACGTTTACAACAGCACGTTTGAATTGAAATTTCCCAAGCCAACCGAAACCAGCGCACTCATTCTTTTAGCTTAAATATGAAACCAACCAACCCAATCGTTATCGACGGAGAAGCCTACGATCTTTATACAATGACGCTCGCAACAGCGAGCCGCTACAACTCGCCAGACCAGCAGGACGCGAGCGTTGTATTGACGCTCACGCCTACACGCTTTGAAGGCGACCAAGTGGAGCAGTCGCAAGAAAATAATCGGACGGTTCTTTTCGGTTCGCTCGCCTCCGCTTCGCAACCAGCAATCGTCGCGGTCGATGAAGTTTCAGCCGCAATCCAAAAATTCATTTACGCAGAAGGGCTTTAAAATATGGCCGTCATCAAAGCAGCCGCAAGCGGGAACTGGAGCGCGACAGCAACTTGGACAGGTGGCGTAGTGCCAACACTCAACGATACCGTCTACGCGAACAGCTTCACCGTCGCACTCGACCAAGCCATCGACCTCACAGGCTCAACCGTGGACACAAGCGGATCGTTTATCGCAGGCCAAATTTACATGGTCGTTTCGGTCGGCACGACGAACTTTGCATTGACGGCAAACTGCATCGCACCCGGCACGAATGCAGGAACGGCGGTCGCGATCACCTCGGCAGTCGGTCAGATTTTCCAAGCGGTCAACGCTGGAACTGCGACCACCGGAACCGCTCGCAGAATGGGTGCGTTGTTGAACTACGTCAACACGCCGATCACCGTTGCGACAGGTGGGAGCTTTACGCTCGCGGCAAATTACAACGTCACCGGTGCATACATACAGGCAGGCTCTGCAAATTGCTTGACGGTCTCAGCCGCCGCAAGCTCGACGCTCGCAGGATGCCACGCTACAGGTTCGGCGTTTACGCTATCCACTCGCGCTATTGCGTTTTCATCCAGCGGCACGTTGACGCTTAACGGCATTGTCGCTATCGGCGGTAGGGTTGTAGGAACAACGGCGGTCAACGGAGCGCACGCAGTCGAATCGACATCGGCAGCAGGCACGATTGCATTTACAAATGCTAGCACGCTGACGGGAGGGAACGTCTCATTTGGGGGGGCTGTAAATAACGCTTCGACAGGCCCGATCACGGTTACATCCAGCACGGTAACAGGCGGGGGCGGGGCAAATGCCATCTTAAACAGCTCGACAGGCACGGTTACGGTTACATCTACGACAATCACGGGCGGGAGTGTTTCTTCGGCTATAGCCAACACCTCAACTGGCACAGTCACGGCTATATCTAGCACCCTTACGGGCGCGAGTGGGGGGGCCGCCATCG